GAAAGATGGAAAGTTTATGCCGATAGAAATGAAAGTCACTTTGAAATTCGATCCAAATACACAAAACTTAGAAATATTGAACAGAGAATAATTATGTACATGACAAAAAACTTTTCATATTTTGAGATGATCAAAAGTTCTACTGCTGATCGGTTAGGAGTATCAAATGCTCCTTCTACCGAACACGTTATAAATTTGGTCAATCTCTGTAATTTTATTTTGCAACCAGTGAGGGAAGAATTTGGGCCCATTAGGATAAACAGTGGCTATCGTTCTCCAGCACTCAACTCAAAAGTGGGTGGATCTAAAACGAGTCAGCATTGCAACGGAGAGGCTGCCGACTTTGAATCTTCAAGAATTTCAAATCCAAATTTAGCTAAATGGATTGCTAAAAATTTAGAATTTGATCAGCTCATTTTAGAATTTTATGATGGGGTAGATCCTAATAGTGGATGGGTGCATTGTTCCTATAAGAAGGATGGTACAAATCGTAAGAAAACTATGACAGCACTTAAAATTAAGGGAAAGACACAATACAAAAAGGGTCTTCTCTCTTAGAAGGGAGAACATGAAATTTTTCTGGTTATTTTATCTACAAATCTTGTTTACCATAGGACAATTTAATGGCAGAAAGAATTGGATTGACAAACACATCCTAATGTGTTATACTAAGTTAGATGAATTAGAAGTGAACTATATTAAATATTACAATTTTGATAAAATAGAATAGATGAGTTTTTATACAAATGTCCAAACTATAGGTAACAGCATACTATTTCGGGGTGTGTCCAATGATGGCAAAAGATTCAAAGACCGCATAGAGTACCACCCCACACTATACATTCCCACCAAAGAAGAAACCAAGTTCAAGACACTTCAAGGAGAACCAGTTGGAGAAATCCGGCCAGGAACTATGAAAGAATGTCGGGAATTCGTTGCCAAATATAAAGAGATTGATAATTTCAATGTCTATGGAAATGATAAATTTGAATTTTCTTTTATCGCAGAACATTTTCCAGAAGAACATATAGAGTATGATTTCTCTCAAATTCGGATTGCATATCTTGATATTGAAACTGGATCTGAACATGGATTTCCTAATGTAGAGACTGCTAGTGAAGAAGTGACTGCTATCACAATGAAAATCGGCAAAAAAGTCTATGTGTTTGGTCGGGGAGAATTCACTACAGATAGAAAAGATATTTTTTACTTTCGGTATGATAGCGAAAAGTTGATGCTCAAAAAGTTCTTTGAAATGTGGGATAAGGAATCTCCCGATATTATGACAGGATGGAACATTGATACTTTTGATATTCCTTATCTTGTCAATCGGGCATCGAAACTTTTTGAAGATAGAAAAAATCCCTATAAATTACTATCGCCTTGGAGGAAACTACGAGAATATAAAATGTTTGGTTTGGGCGGACAAGAGCTACAAACATATGAAATCTATGGTGTGGAGACTCTTGATTATCTAGCCATGTATCGTAAGTTCACATATGTCAATCAAGAGTCCTATCGTTTAGATCATATTGCATTTGTTGAATTGGGAGAACGTAAACTTGACTATTCTGAGCAGGGATCTCTTCATTTACTGTACAAGAATGATTATCAAAAGTTCATCGAATACAACATCAAAGATGTGGAATTGGTAGAGCAACTTGAGAACAAGATGAAACTTCTTGAGATGATAATATCACTTGCATATCTCAGTAAGGTCAATTATAGTAATACATTCGGTCAAGTACGATTGTGGGATACTTTAATTTACAACAATCTTCTTAGGAAAAATATTGTAATTCCACCCAAAACAGCTTCTCATAAATCTTCTCAATTTGAAGGTGCATATGTAAAAGAACCTATTCTCGGAGCACACGATTGGGTTGTGAATTTTGATCTTAATTCTTTGTATCCTCATTTGATAATGCAATATAATTTGAGTCCAGAAACAATAGTTGCTGATGGATTGCCCAGAGAATTGGAAGAAATTAAAATGTCTGTTCCATCGGTTGAAAGTTTGGTCAATAAAACAATACCATTAAAAAATTTGAAAAAATATAAATTAACATTTACGCCGAATAATGTATTTTATCGAACTGATAAACAGGGATTTCTCCCCGAATTGATGGAGCAGATGTACAATGACCGTGTGAAGTATAAAAAATTAATGATCGAAACAAAAAAGAAATTGGTAAAGGAAAAGGATACTGAAAAAAGATTTGAGTTGAATAATATGGTTTCCAAATACTACAATATGCAACAAAATCTCAAAATAACACTGAACTCTGCTTTTGGTGCTATGGGAAATCAGCATTTTCGTTATTTCGATCAGCGAATCGCAGAAGCGGTTACTACTTCTGGACAACTATCCATTAAATGGATTGAGAAAGAAATCAATCGGTTCTTGAACGAATTACTCAAAACTGACCAAGATTATGTTGTAGCAGTAGATACAGATTCAGTATATATCACTATGGATAATTTGGTGAAATCGGTATTCGGTGATAACATAACAGACAAGACAAAGGTAATAGATTTTCTTGATAAGGTTTGCTCGGAAAAGATGGAAAAGATTATAGATAAGTCTTATCAAGAACTTGCAGATTATATGAATGTATATGATCAAAAGATGGTAATGAAACGAGAGAATATTGCTGATCGTGCATTATGGACTGCAAAAAAACGATATATTATGAATGTTTATGATTCAGAAGGAGTTCGATACGAAACCCCAAAACTCAAGATTATGGGTATTGAGGCTATAAGATCATCAACTCCTGCTGCTTGTAAGGAAAGGATGAAGAGTCTTTTTCAAATTATTATGAATGGAACAGAAGATGATGCAATCCAGTATATTGATGATTTTCGTGAAGAGTTTAAGACATTGAATGCAGAAGATATTTTCTTTCCTAGATCAGTTAGAGGTATGAAAAAGTATCATGATGCAGCCCAACTCTATAAGAAGGGAACACCTGTTCATGTTAAAGGTGCATTGCTCTATAACAAACTCTTGAAGGATAATAAATTATTAGGTAATTATCCTATAATACAGGATGGAGAAAAGATCAAATTTGCGTATCTCAAGAAACAGAATACAGTTGGTGGAGAAGTGATTGCTATTCCAAATCAATTACCTTCCGAATTTGAATTACAAGATTATATAGACTATGATAAACAATTCAGTAAATCATTTATCGAACCAATGAGTTCTGTCATGAATGCAGTTGGGTGGCAAACAGAACGAATTTCAACTCTAGAGGATTTTTTCGGTTAAATGTTTTTTGGTCTTCTAACATTATTTGTTGCACTTGCAATTTCAACAGTTGCTGCGTATTATTCCATCGTAGGGTTGATGGCCATATTTGCAGCAGAGAAAACTGCAATTGCTGTAATGGGCGTCTGTTTAGAAATAGGGAAACTCGTTTGTGCATCTTGGACATTCCAGAACTGGAAGAATGCACCAAATACAATCAAATTCTATTTCATTACAGCAGTAGTTGTTTTGATGTTGATTACATCATTGGGGATATTTGGATTTCTTTCAAGAGCGCATATACAACAATCAAGTCCTACCGCTCTCTTGGAAGAACGAATACAAAGAATAGATTTAAAGGTTGTACAACGAACATCTCAGGTAGAAAGATATGAAAGAAGATTAGACACATTAGATAAAGCACTCCAAAGATACATTGAGCTTGGAGCCATTTCTAAAGGGTTGTCCAAAATCGGTGCAATGGATAATGAAACGAATCTTTTAAAGACAAGAATATCAACTTTAGAAACAGAAATTGATGGTTTGACGGATGAGAAGTATGAATTGAAAACTGAGCTGAATCTTGCAGAAGTGGAAGTTGGCCCAATTCGTTATGTGGCGTCATTATTATATGATGATATAAGTGAGTCGCAACTTGAACGGGCAGTACGTTGGATAATTATACTTCTCATCTTTGTATTTGATCCCCTTGCAGTTGTCCTTGTGATTGCTGCAAATATAACATTGGGGGATTTCAAGAGGGAAAGAAAACTTGCAACTAAAACAGTAACAGTAATGCCCGATTTGTCAGATAAAGAAGTGATAGACAAAGAAAACGTGGCAGAATATACAGAAGAAGATGGTAATGAATTTAAAATCCTTACGTGGGATATGTTTAAGAGATTGAGAAAATAAGAAAGGAAATTATGAGTAATTTAAAAGACCTTGCAAAGGCTGCAGGAAACGAATTTGCAAGTCTGGTAGATGATGGTATATTTGGGGGTGATGTAGAAAATTATATTGATACTGGATCATATGTTTTCAATGCATTGTTGTCTGGTTCTATCTATGGTGGACTTCCTGCAAACAAGATAACCGCAATTGCGGGGGAATCTGCAACTGGTAAAACCTTTTTCGCTTTGGGTCTAGTGAAACGATTTCTTGATATGAACGATAAAGCAGGAGTGATCTATTTTGAATCGGAATCTGCATTGACAAGTGAGATGCTAAGAGAACGTGGAATTGATGTATCAAGGGTTGTCCATATGCCAGTTTCTACAGTAGAGGAATTTCGTCACCAGGCAGTCAAGATACTGGAAAAGTATGGGGAAGAAGCAGAACCGAGGCCACCTTTGATGATGTGTCTGGATTCTTTGGGTATGTTATCAACTACAAAAGAGATGGCAGATATTTCAGATGATACTGGAAAAAGAGACATGACAAAAGCTCAAGTAATCAAGGGCGCATTTCGTGTTCTCACTCTGATGCTTGCAAAGGTGAATGTTCCGTTCATTGTTACCAATCATGTATATGACCAGATCGGAACTATGTATCCAACTAAAGTTATGGGTGGTGGTTCTGCTATGCAATATGCAGCCTCTTCTATCGTGTTCTTGTCCAAACGAAAAGAGAAGGAAGGTACAGAAGTAATCGGAAATATTATACATTGTAAGATGCAGAAATCTCGTATGACCAAAGAGAACAAAATGGTAGATGTTCTTTTGACATACAAGGATGGATTACACAAGTATTATGGTTTGTTGGAAATGGCAGAAGCTGCAGGAATATTCAAGAAAGTTTCAACTCGTTTTGAATTACCAGATGGAGCAAAAATGTTTGGAAAACAGATCCTTGCAGATCCAACAAAATATTTTACTGAAGATGTTCTGAATCAACTTGACAATTATACCAAAATGGAGTATACTTATGGAAGAACAGATGGAGAAGAACTCGCAGGAGTTGACTCAGGAGAAGATACAGAGTTATTACAAGATAACGCCTGATCCAGAAGAACAGAATCGTGCTTGTGTTTTGATAGAACAGGGCCCATTTGCAGGGATAACTGTATCATTCGGTAAGTTCCAACTTGCCGAAGATGAAAACGAAGATGGATCTGTCAAAGCACGATATGAATATGAAATGATTGGGATTCCACCAGATTTTGAAGGGAGGGAATTTTCTGATGAAGAAGGAGAGAATTTTGAGTTTATGTTAGGACAAATTTACATTCACATTCTCAATGAACAACTTGAAAAACAGAAAGAGGAAAGTGAAGATGGAGCGACTAGAAGGTATCATTTTAACAAACCTGCTGTATAATGAAGAATATGCAAGGAAGACATTACCATTTATACAAGAAGAATATTTCAGTCAGTATACAGAAAAAGCAGTATTTCAAGAGATAAAGAAATTCTTTGAAAAGTATTCAAATTTACCTACCAAAGAAGCTATATCTATTGAACTGAATGATCGTACAGATTTAACTGAAGAAAATATAGAATCATCAACGGAGTTATTGAATGATGCAGAACAGGCAAACCAAAGAGAAGACAAAGAGAGTCTTTCATGGTTATTGGAACGATCAGAAAAGTTCTGTCAAGACAAGGCCCTTTACAATGCAATCACAGACTCCATTGGAATATTTGATGAAACTAAAACATCAGATTATTCCAAAGATGCTATCCCTACTATTCTTAGTGACGCTCTTGCCGTTAGTTTTGATACTCATATCGGTCATGATTATCTTGATAATTCTGATGAGCGGTTTGACTTCTATCGTAAAAAAGAAGAGAAAATTCCTTTTGATTTAGAGTACTTTAATAAGATTACTGCGGGCGGTCTACCAAGAAAAACACTTAATATTGCACTTGCAGGAACAGGGGTAGGTAAGTCTCTATTCATGTGTCATATGGCTGCAAACTGTCTTGCAGAAAACAGGAATGTGCTGTATATCACTCTGGAAATGGCTGAGGAACGGATTGCAGAGAGAATTGATGCAAATCTCATGAATGTGTCAATGGATACTCTCAAAGAAATGCCCAAATCATCTTATGAGAAAAAGATAGATAAACTCAAGAAAAAAACCAACGGAAAACTGATAGTAAAAGAATATCCTACTGCAACCGCATCAACAAATAACTTTCGTGCGTTGATGAACGAACTGAAGATCAAGAAGGGGTTTA